CGGCAATCTCTCGCCCGAACGATTGCCCCGCTTGCGATTTCGTCAAATGCACCCGGCGCGCGATCCACTTGACCTGCGGCCATGTCGGCGCGTTGTCGTGCAAAAAATCCTTGTAACTCACGAAGTCGAGCGCGAGACGCTCATACACGAGCGGGCGAAACGGCTCGTCGAGAATCATCGGTCCGCCAGGCCCCTGCTGAACCTGCGCCGGGTCGAGAAACCCATCGCCCCTTGGGTTGAGGTACAGCCCGTCATCGGTCTGCGTGACGGGAATCTCTGGGCGCTGCTCGTCTCCATACTCCGGGACGTACCGAACCCAGACCGTGCCGCGGCCCGGCAAGAGGTAATCGTCTCGCGCCGCCTTCATCGCCTCGTCGAAGTGCGTTTCATCGACAAGATAAATTAGCGACCGCTCTAGGATTTGCGTGGCGAGCCGAATCGTAGGGTCGCCCGTATCGTATCGGCGCGTGACCTGCGGTTTCGGCGTGCGTGCATAGATCGCGGGTTGCAGAGTTTTGACATTCGACCAAAGCACGTTGAATTTCGCGCGGGCGCGCAACTCGATGCTCTCATCATCATCGCGAAACCGCTTGATGATCTTGTCTGCGCGGTCGATCCATTTCTTGTTGTGCCGCTCGCACTTGTTGATCTGCGCAAGCCACCGGCGCGCGAGATCGCGAGCATCTGCGTCATACCCGCCTTCGGTCGGTTCGTTTTGTTCGTCCGCCATCAGCTCGGAATATCCGTCACGCTGTCCCAATTGGTCGCCGATCGGTCGTCGGCGTATTCCTGAAGCTGGCGCGGCAAGCCTCCTGTGGCCCCTACAGCGACACCTGTTTTAGCCGCGAGCCACGCTAGCCATCGCTCGTTAAACGAGCCGGTCGTAATTCCCGCCGCCGTGAACAGGTCGTACCACGCCTGCGGGTGGCCGCCGGTCGATGACGCCAGTGTCTGCACATCAGCGAGCCGCGCTTCGAAATTCGTCGCCATCAAATGCGCCCCTTGCGATTGCCGCGCTCGTGGGCGGCGTAGAGTTGATCGAGCGTCACGTCCGATAGTTTCGTGATCGGCCTTGGCTTCTGTGGGGCCGGGCGCGTCCAGGGACGGCTCATCACGCCGTAGCGAAGCGCATCCGCCGCGTGGTCCTCGCCGTCTGTGTCAACGTCCTCGGGCCGATTTTGGTCGTGCTGGAGAACTGGCAGCGTGCGTATCAAGTCCTTGCACGTGCCGAAAACGTACAGCATGGGCTTGCCGTCCTCGTCGCCGACAAGACGTTGCCGTAGCTGGTCCCAGCCGCCGCTGTGGCCGAGCGTACCCGCCCTACGATTGTCTGCCGGGCGGAACACCGCACCTGCATTCACGAGCCGCTCCGCAATGGACGGGCCGCCGTCTTGCGCAAACGCGGCAGGATCGAGCACGCCGTAATCCACCTTGTCACCGGCCTCGCGCTCTACAATTCCTCGGCCAACCGCTTCAGCCGTGAGCTTGAGTCCGACATTAGGCCCTGTAGCGCCGTACCACTCCCGATACACAACGAGAGAGCCTCGGGGCAGTAGCCGTCCTCCAATGTCGTGCGGGTCTGAAACCACCGCAACCCAGTAGACGGCAAAAGGTGCCGCACTTCCCCAGTCCATTGCGCGGAAGCGCGTCCAGAGCTTCGGGATTTCAAACGGCGCGATGACGTGACGCTCATTGCTCCAGCAGTCAAAATAAGCGCCCTCGATGACACTCCAATCGCCGTCCAGCCATGCCTTCACGAGCGTGGCAGAGCCCGATAGCTTCAGGCGCTCCACATAGCCCGGATCACTCGCCAGCAATCGGCGGTTGTCATGCACCCGAGCCGGGATGTAGATGCGGTTGCGTTGACCGCTTTCATCAGCGAACGCCTGATAGCCCAGCGGGTGCGGGTCGATGTAGCGTTGCTTGACCCAATTATGCCCCGGCCCGCCGGGATTGGCCGTCGCCCGGAATTTCACGGGCACACCACCGGCGCTTCGCAGCGTCGCCTTCATTTTATCGACCGGGCGCGGCTCGGGATAGTTGGTCAACTCCTCGACGTATACCCGTGTGTTTTTGTTGATTAGCCCCGTATCTGTGATGTAGTGGTTAGCTTCCTCCACACACAGGTCAGCAACCAATGCACTCTCCCCCCCGAGCAATTCCATCGTTCCATGCTGCACCTCCTCCGCGAGATGCAACGCCGCGCCGGTATACGGATGCACCCACGACCGTGGATGCCTTTGGCTATGTCTGGGAGTGGTGTCCGACACACCCAAAGGCCACACGCGGAATCGTATCGCAGCATCGACTGGTGGTAGAATGTGAGCTTGGCCGATTTCTTCAGCCCGGCGAGACAGTCCACCACCGAAATCACAGGCGAAACGACAATAGCCCAACCAATCTCGAACTGACTGCCAGCCACTCGGAACACATGTTGCGGCACTGGCAAGGCGCTGGACGGCGAGACCCAAAACTGATCGCACGCGTGCGAGAGGCCGCACACGATCCGTCAATAAGTGTTGCTGCGCTCGCCGCCGAAATCGGCGTTGGTTACAACACCATTCGCAACGTGTGCCGGGATCATGATATTCTGTGGGTGATCCAAGGCAATCGAGGTAAGACGATGCTTTTAACCGAGCAGTCGGTCCGTGAAGCGCTACGCGGACGCTCGACGGCACAAGCCGCCGGCGCTCTTGGCGTCTCGATTCAGACACTGCACAATCGCTGGGGGCATTTACTGCATAAGCGAACCAAGCCGGGTTATCTCGACCCGCATCGGAGTGAAATTTTGCACCGCGTGTATTCGAAGCGAACCCCGCGCGCGCAGATCGCCCGCGACTACGGCGTGACGCTTCAGTGTGTGTCGAAATCAATCCAGCGCTGGTCAAAACAGGATGCCAAACTGGGTGCACCTGCTCTCCCAAAACCACCCCGCTCGCGTCCCGGACCAAAACCCGGACACACTCGGCAACGTAGGGGGCAACTATTGCGCGGACTCGACGGGGCCCAAGAAGTGTAGCAACCAATTCACCAACATTGATTGAGGACAATGGCTTGAACGCGCCGTCTGCCATGCGAATCGGCGTGTCAACGGCGACGCAAAATTGCTGGCCTTGGTATTTCTCGGCGTCGCGATCGCCCTCAAGCGGGCGGAAGCGCAGGACAGCCCCGTTAGGAAAAACCCACTGCTTCTTCTGCTCGCCCCATTCCGCGCCGAGTGGGGCGTATATTTCGTGGCTGCGGTCGATCAGGCTGTCGGCCTGTGGCATTTCGCGCCGCACGAATAGGCCGCGCGCGCCGGGTCCGTAGTGCGACGCGTGAAGCGCAAATTCGCCGAGGCAGGCGTCCGACTTGCCGCCACCACGCGCGCCGCCGAACAAGCAATCGAAATACGGGCATTTGACGAATGCGTGCTGCGGGCCTGCCTGAGGCCGCCAGACGATTACTGGATCGTCGCGTGTTGCTGGTCCCATTCCTCGGGCGCGGGCTCTGGCGTGTCACTCACAGCGAAATGCCTATGGGCGACCTCGCCGGAATGCTGAATTGCCGCGAGATCGGGAACAACTTTGCTCAGGAGGCCAAGCGCGGCGCGAACCTGAGAATTTGTCATTTCGATCTTACCATCCACATGACCGACCAGACGATTTATGATCTGACTGGCTTGGATTTTCGTTCTGACTTCGTCGCTGTGTTGCCGACGGATTCGGGTAGCCATTGTTTAACAGCCTCTTTTCCCGCCGCGTTTGGAGCCTTTACGCTTTGCCATGTTGGCCCCAACAAAAAAGCGCCCACTCCGGGCGCAGTGATTCGTGATAGTTAATTGATCTCACACGAGCGGCAACGGGTCAAGATGCCTGACTGTAACAATTCGTGATAATGCGCCGCTTGCATATTATGCGCCCGTCGCGTATATATCACCTGTCAGCCGGTGCTGACGGCTCCCCGCGAGACAGGGGCCAACAATGGAGAGAGAAAATGACCGACTTTTTCAGCGACGACGACGCACCGATTAGGCGCGGCATCAAGAGCGCCCGCGCGTGGGTTGAGATTGCCAACGGGCTGCTTGACGAGGCGTGGGGCGCGGCAAAAGCCTGGTTCCAGGCGGCCGAGGGGCGCGCGTCTATCTCGCACACGGAATTTTGCGAGCGCGGCGCGGCGGTTGCGAGCGACCTCGCTATCCCGCTATCGCTAACGGCTGACCTGTGGCTTGAAAACAAGGCCCTCGACGCCGCCGTCCGCGAAATTCTCGCAGCGACCGGCTACGCCGCTGCGGAAATCTATCTGTAAAATTCACACGCTCCCCGGGCCAATCTGGGAAATGGAGGAAAAATTGACCCGCGAACAAGCACTCGAAACCGCTAAGGCCGCTTACGCCGCTCACATAAAGGCCGATATTGCCCTGATGTTCAAGGGTGGCCCGGCCTTCGACGCGCGCGCCGAATATGGCTATCACCAGGGCTGGTATATGATCGGCGACTACAGCTTCTGCCTTCAGGAGATCACCGGAGAGGCATACGACATGACGCAAGGGGGATGGGCCTATCTGTAGGAGGGCCGCCCAATGTCGGTTCACGGAAACTCGAAGCCCCGGGAGCAATCCCGGGGCTTCTTTTTCGCGCGGGCGGCGTTGCGGCTTGGGGCCGCGCCCGAATCGAAACTGACTGATTCTTGACGTGGTAAATTCACCTAGCCCAGAACTCCGCCACCCCATTTAGCGCCAGCCTCAGGATCGGGACGCCCGCTCGCGTCTCGATCCCTCGTTTTTGCGCCCATGCCGCCGCCCAGTCTCCCCACCC